ATGTCCATATTTCAATTTAGGAAAATACCATCGCATGTCTTGGTATATGTTAATAATCTCAATTTCAACAAAGTCGGGCATAAATCCAGTGATAGGATTAAACAAAAACGCTTTAAACCCTCTGTCATTTAGACTTGTAATAGGCAATACTTCAGGATCGCCGACTTCGGGATCGCAAACAATAATACTCCAATCTAACGGGACTGTTATTGTGTGATTTCCCAGCCTAAGGACTGCAGCCGGACTATTGAAACTCTCTAAAAACACTAACGGAACAAATATATAATCCGCATTATGTTTATCACTATAATCTAGCACACAATACCTAATATCGTCAATCTCTTCCGGAACATAATCTAAGTCATATGTCTTATTCTCTACAGTTAATATTTTCATTAGTAAGTCACCTTATCTACAACAAAAGGATAATTCGCCTCTTTGTAGTATTTTTTACGTTCAGTCAAATGTCGTTTGCTAAACTTTGCACTGCTAGTAATGTCCCAAATACGAACACTGTCTTTGTCTTTTGCTTTACGGATACCCCGGCCGATACTTTGTATTACCCTAACAAAACTTTTACCGGGTTCAAGAAGTACAAGATTAAAAATACGAGGAATATTAATCCCTACCGCTGCAACTCCGTATGTTGCCACAATGATTTTATTGTTTGCTTCGGACACTTCATCATATTCGTCTTTCCTGTCCTTTGACTTCATGCTACCGCTAATAAAAACAACGTCATCTCCAAGTCGTTCGATTAACCCTTCGCCTGTTTTAATACGGTCAACAAGAACAAGTGTATTACCATCGAGAGACAACGTTTTTATCAAACCTGCAAGATAGTCGAGTCGTTTCTTATCGGTGGTAAGATAGGTAAGTTCGCTTTGATAGTTATTGTATGTAACGTTATCTTGTAACTGTAAGATGTTCACTTCGCACTGTGCTAGAACACCCTGCTCTTGCAACTCGCTTGCTGCTAGCTGATGAACAACTTCGCCTAAACTAATCTCTAGTGTTAGTCGTTCCCACTGCTCTTTAGGAACAGTCCCTGTTAGACCCCAACGAATCGGAATGTTACTAAACGGCCCTGTTAGTAGCTTCTTCAATACATCAGCTTTTGCTTGGTGAACTTCGTCTACTATAATGCAAACCACGCCTTCTGCAAAATCTGATAAACTGAAATCACTTTCGCCGTCTTTAAATCTCTTATCAATAACGTTTAAACTTTGCCATGTGCATATGGTATGTGTTTTACCTATGTCTTTGCGATCACCAAAGTATACACCAACATCTAATCCTAAGTTAATATAGTCTGCTTCTGTTTGAACAACCAAGTCTTTGTTCGGGACAATAACAATACTGCGAGCGCCTGAATATCCATATGTTAGCTTGTTTTGAACTTTAACATCAAGGTCAATAGAAGTTTCAACTAAACTGCTAAGTGCCGCAGTCATTAGTGTCTTACCTGCACCTGTTGCAATTTCTTGTAATGACTGCGGATTTGCTAGAAACTTGTTGATGATCTCTACTTGATAATCACGTAGTATAACAGGGTCACCTGCAGCAGGATGCTTAGGTGGCCACACTTTATGACTAAAGTGGTCTTCTGTAATTTCTGGAAATTCTAACTTCCAAGGTGTTCGTTGATCTACGATGTCAACTGTATACCCATCTTCTTCTAATACCGGTAGGATTGTAGGTAAGCAATTGATAAACGTATTGCCGCCCGTAGTGAAAAATCCTACACACCCATCCCAGCGTCCTAGTTTATAAGCAGGACTGTGGAATGCATATGGTAGTAGGAATTTTAGTTTTTTTTCTAGTTTACGACGAGTTGTTAATTGCAAGTTTTCAATTTTACAATTAACTTCGTCTTTTAATATGATATTACACTTCATCTTAACATTATAAAAGATATCTTAATTATTGTCAATCTTTACGTAAATACTTATATAAAAAAAGGGCTAGTAAGATGTCTTACTAGCCCCTAGGTGGTCTCAGCAGTGGTTGAGTGAGAGTGACAGTGACAGAGGAGCCACTGCCGAGACTGTCTGGATCAACGCCTCATGCAGGTAGTTTCTGCATAGCGTTTCCATTTATCACCGTTCATCTTCTTGAGATCGGCGATCTTTAGAACCATACGCAAGCTGATTTCACGCAACTTGTTTCGGTTATCGTAAATGTAGTTTAGAATTTCGTCTTGCTCCGACTGAGCAAACCCGTATTGATACAACATGCCATCTTGCACAATTTGGCGGCAGCGAAGGAACTTATCCCGGAAGTTGTCGATGGTCAGGTCAATATAGTGGCAGCGAGACATAAGAGCTTCCAAATGGTGACCGACTTTACCCCTTACCTTTTCGAACTTGAGGTTAGTAATAAAGATCACCGAACCCTTAAACTCGAACTTGTCTGGGATACCTTCGTTCTTCAGCACACGGCTTTCTTGACGCCAGCTCAGGAAGCGTTTATTGCCGCTGTCGAGTGCTGCCTTAAGCATATTGAGTGAAAGCTCGTCATACAACACGCTATCGCAGTCGTCCATAACAAGCACACTACCTGCAGCGGAATATTCGAACAACAATTTATACAAGCCGATTGGACTTGCTGCACCTTTTTCTACACCAAACTTACGGCCGGTAGTGCTATGGCTACCGCTCATCTTGTTCATCATTTCTGCTTCACGCATGACTTTTTCGACGCCGTAGCTTTTACCAACACCAGGAGGACCAGACACAACCATGCCACGCACTACCCCGTCACATGCAGCATAGCTCATGTCTTCTAGGATTTGGAATCGGTCACGCAACCGATCCATAATGTCTTCGTCGGTTTCTGCTTTGGCTTTAGTAGGATGTGCGGGTTCAAACTCGCCGTCGAGAATCTCAAAGTCCTCTGGATTGACTTTGATCCGAACTTTGGAGTTAGGAAGACCGGCGTGTTCTGCGCCGTCTACAGTAATGTAGTTACTGTCTTTGCCTTCTGTATACTCTTTAACCAAAGTAAAAACAGTATCCTTAATTTCAAGATTCCGATAGCTACCGCTATGAACTAGAACTTTCTGCATGGTGTCACCCTCTTTCTCTGTCTACAGTTAACATTAACATATGCGACAGTAGAGTCAACCTTTATTTTCGATCTTAACGTAATTCAGCACAGTTTCTTTGCAGTCGCTAAACTTGCTAACATCGTGGGTTTTGACTTTACCGGTGAGGATGATACGCTTGCCCTCAAGCAGGCCAGCAATGTCAGGTTCACGGTTGAAGAAGAACTTAACAATGTTGCCATCGTCGTTGATGCAAGTAACCAAGTGAATGCCAAACTTAGCGATAAACTTGACGTCCTTTACTTCAACTTCGAACTTTACACGGTCGCCAATTTTCCCAACAAACTCGCTAGATGCACGATGAGCATCAAACCAGTTATCGAGTTGCTGCCGCTTCTTTTGAACACGATAGCTATTTGGCAAGCTAGCGAGAATGCTCACACCAAAATTGTCAACGTTTTCGTTCGCAATCGAATTCAAAACACTTTCTTCAAACTGATTCAGTTTGTTCATTAGTTTTTTTGCAATCAGTTCTTCTTTGAAAGAAGTTTTAATCTCTTGAGCGAGCGCACGATCTTCGTCGTTTACAGTAACAGTTTGCTCTGTTGCTGCGAGTGCCATAGAAATAGCAGTCTTGTTATCGTGAATTTGGACCCCACGACCGTAATCGTAATATCCGAATCCGCTTTTAATAAAGCCTTGATCTCGGTCGATTGCAATTGAAAGTGCAAGAACCGAGTCTGTATTGTAAGTAGTCTTTAGTGCTTTCATGTTATCTTATCCTAAGCTTCTTGTCCGTTACAATAATAGTAAATTAGCGTATGACTGCTACAATGTCAACGCATTTCTTGGATCTCTTTGCACACTTCAGAGATGATTTTGTCGAATCGCCCTTTGTAAGGGAGATCGAACAGAAAAGCAACATAATCCGATCCATATTCGAGATCAATGTCGCTAAGTGCTTCGCCATCAAGGATCCAACGAATTGCAGTTTTTTCGTCGGCTGCACCGAGCGCAATAGTATCAGCAATCTGAAGAGCAAATTTGTCTTCTGCACAAGCGTGACGATCACGCTCCTCTTTCATGCTACGAGAAAGGTCGTCGAGGAGAGTGTTCCAGGCTGCTTGCTTACCTTCATCATCCTGGAATTTCCAGCAGTCCCACCAACCAGCGGAAGGACGGAAACCATAAGCGTCCTTGTGAAGGTCAGAAACGATGCGTTCATCAAACGTGTAAGCCATTTCAAACATCCTCTGTTTCGCTGTCTACACTTATAATATAGTGTATGAACTCTTGGATGTCAATAGGTTTATGCTGCGTTTTGTGAATATTCTTTGACAGTATCTTCGGTCATGATGCCAGTTACCCAATTATCAGCAGCATCTCTTACATAAGAATAACTGTTGTTAGGATATTCAATCTCTCCTACACGACAACCGTCGAGGAAAAATTCTACAACTAAGATTTCATTTGAAATTCGCATAACTGCCTTTTTTCTTTTGCAGTCACTAACAAATGTTGACAATGGCTTCATTTGATATACTCACATCTAGTATACGCATAAACGTATAAGGATATTTATATGGTCGTTACATCGTATAACGCTAACATCATGAAAAATTAAGATGAAGTGATTGTTTAAAGTTAAAATTGCCGGGTCGATCGTTGCCGTCTACTGCAAGAATTTTATGAACATATTCGGGCAAGTGGTGTCCGAACCGTTTTAGAAATTCTTCACGT